AAACCAAACGATGCAACCAGAAGCATTAAGAACAGACCTTAAACAGCAATTCAAATGGTTTAGATCGGCAACACCAGAGCAGCAAGAAGCAGCAATGAGCAGTTTGTTTGCACACGCAGCAGCGCAGCGTGCTACCTCGCCTGCACCAGTAGCGCAAGGTGGCGAAACCCCGACTACCCCAAATGATGAGTACGCGCAGGCATGGAACGAAGATGAAGCTGAGAAGCGTCAAGCGAAAGAAGAAGCAGAAGTTCAGGCCACTTATGAAAGTGGCGCATGGATTGATGACGCTTACACGGACAATGAGAAAGAAGCACACGGCTTCAAAGTTGGTTCAGCGAATGATACTGAGAATGAATACAAAGTCGTTGACCATAGCGATGGTACTTTCACATTGCAGAAACGCAAAAAACCAATTGCACCAAAGGCTGATGCTGCACCTACTGCCCCGCTTGCGCCCCAAGCGGCTGAACAACCCGCCGCACCTGCCGCCCCCGTTACCCCTGATTTACCAGTTCAAACCCCTGATTTAACCCCCACCAAGGCTGTGAATGGCACAACACCTGCTAATCCCGTTACTGCCGCCCAGCCACCAAGAGCTACTACCAATATCGGTAAAGCAGGCTTGGGACTTGGAAGTGCTGTTCAGTATGCAGCATCAACCCAATCAGGAGCAGTGGCGGCTAATCCGGTGGATAGCGTGGACGCACCTGCCGGAGTACCTGCACCAAGTGCAGTAACAGAGTCACATTACGACGAGGCGGGGAATCTCACGCCTGCGGGTAAAGCGCAGCTAGATTCCAACTTTGCACAAAGCGATGTTTTTGGCAATGTGCTTGAGAACCTTATCAATGACGAGGTTACAGCACATGGTCACGCAGTAGCAAACCATAACGCGCCCGAGAATTATGTCGCTGTCCAGCGTCACGCGCATAAGCAAGACAATAGTGAAGCCGCTACGCAAGCGGCTAACCAAGCATTCAACAGCAACAACTTCTCATTCTTTGCGCAACCTGCTGGTGAATCGGGCAAGACTTACGCCGAACTGTACCCAAAAACCGCGCAAAAGCTGAAGCAGCACATTAGTAGCAAAGGCCAAACCACGCCTGCTGCCGTTGCACCTTCATTTGATGTTGGTCATGCTGGCATGGCTGCAAACGCTGACCCTAAAAATAAAGATGTGGTCAATGCTTATAACGCCACGCGGTTTGATAAAGATGCAGACGGGAACGTTCGCAGGACAGATACCGATTTTTTTGGTTCGTGGGCAGATAGTGGTGGCGTTACGGACGATATTGGCTCGCAATATGACGCTCACGGAATTGCAAAGTCTAACCCGCTTGGTGCGCTACTGAATATCCTAGAGCATGGAGTCAATACTACGCGCAGATTCGATTCGGCCCCGCTTGTTCCAAGGCGTGAGAACGCTGCGGCTAATAGTGGGCTAGGTTCGGCAAGTGGTGCATATAAAGACGGCCCATTTATCTTGCTTGGGGCGCGAGGCAAATCAATTACAGAAGGCATTAAAACCGTTTTGGTTTCTGATCTGGTTTCAGCGTCTATCCCAGCATTGCAAGCCAGATTTCCGCAGATTCAATTTGTAGCAAATAGCAACGCACAAGAGGTTCTATCGAAGAATCAAATAGGCAATGTTACCCAGCAACCCTCACCACCCCAAGGAGAAACCAATGGCAATCAAGCCCCTCAAGCCGTCAAAACAAAAACGCAAGGACAAGAAGCACCAGCAGCCGAGCCAGTAGAGCAAGATGATGCACCGCTAACACCGGAGCAAATTGCTGCTAATGCAGAAATGGATGCGGCTCTTGATGCAATCATGCCTGAAACAAATCAGGAGCAAGCAGCGCAACCAAAAGTAAATGAACCGCATTGGGACGCGGCACTGGCTTTACAAATAGAGCAAGAAGCATCCACTGGCAACGCACTTAAAACCGGCATAGTGCGCGGTAAGGTACGTGATCTTGCCAAGAAGGTGCAAGATGGCACTACAACAGCATTACTTCTGGACAACATTGCTACCCGCCTTGATATGGGTGAGGGCAAAGTAAAAGGCATTGAGTTTGCGCCTGCTGAAAATGGGACAAGTCCTATTCCTGCTACAGAAGAAAATGAATCTAAAGAATCCAAACTGGTGCAGGACTTTGTTGATGGAAAAACAGACACTCCACCATCAATAGAAGAAGTGCAAGCGGAAACGATTGATGCTTTGGTGGCGACAGTCAATACATATTTCACAGACGTGCGCCCTATGGATGTGCCTGTGAATTGGCTGATTATGAATGCGCCCCGTCCGTTGATAGGCACTCAGACTGTTGCCGACAGTGAAGTGCATATTGAAGGTCGCCATTTCGCAGCTATTGACCCTTCGGACAGTAACGCAAATATCGCTATCAATGCTAACAAAAAACTTGCTGCCGTGATGGTTGTGGTTGCAAGCCCAGCCGAGCAAACTGAAATGGCGCTGATGGAGTCAGGCAAGTATCGTTCTGCCTACGATGAAATGCCTGAGAACGAGCGTAAGGTCGCCGTACAGCCGCTTATTAAGAGAGTGCAAGGCAAGCCCTACGCCGATGCGATAGCGCTGCTGGAGGCCGCACGCGCAAACCTAGCGAAACCCAAAGCTGATGCGCCTAGTCTGGATAGCAAAATAGCCCCCGGTACACGCATCAACGGCAAAAGAGAAAAAGATGCCGCTGACCGTCTTGAATCGCTTTTGAATAAGATAGGCGATGTCTCCGACCTCAATCCAATGGAGTTAGCAGGCAAAAAGGATGTGCGCGGCCTGATTGAACAACTCCGCAAAGAAAAAACTGGGGTTAGTGTGGTTCCTATCTTGGAACGGGCATCACAAAACTTTATGCGTAGATATAGCGCATTTTCTAGTGTGCTGAATGAAGTGGCCGAAAGCCTATCTGACACAGCGCAGCCTAGCAGCATTCTTGCGCCAGTAGCAACTACGCACAATGGTTTGAAGATTTACCCGACTCGCATCAAGTCAGGTGACGAAGTAAAAACAATGTGGGCAGTTCAGACGCACGAAAATGCAGAGCGTGCAAAGAAGGGTGAGCGCGAAATTGGCGGTGATCGATTGGCTGATACGCTTGAAGGTGCAAAGTTAATCGCTGATGATGAGATTGCAACCAAAAAAGCAACTGATGAAAGCAATGCAGCTATAGAAGCCAAAGAAAAAGCCGAAGCAGGTAAAGTTGCTGCCGACAATGCCGCGTATGCAGCATCTCAGGTGGGACTGTTTATTGCTGGCAATACCAATTACAGCGCAATGCAAAAGGGTGCAGCCAAGAAGGCTTTAAGTACGCTTATTACGTTTCGCGGCAAACCAATAACTAAAAGCGATTTAGTCGAACAACTTGTTGCCGAAGGCTATGAGCCAACTGCTGAACTTGAAAACAAAGTTCAGCCCATGACTAGGGGTGCGTTTAACCGCGCCAACCAGAAAGAGCAAGATGCTCACGATAAACGGGTTAAAGATGGCGGGAGAGTCGCAAATTTCTATCTTGCCAAGGGCGATCATTCATACCCTATTGGAATCCATCAATCAGACTATGCAGAGTATCTTCTTGGAAAGAATGATGAGTTAGACGCAGAAACCCGTTACTACGAAAACAAGGCGACACAACCCAAGCAGCAACCCGCGCCTAAGCCAGAAGCCAAAGCAGAGCCTACCGATGATATTGACGCACTCTTTGACGATGATGCGCTGTTTGATGACATCTTAAATCAAGAGCTTGACGGAGATAGTAAGGCGCAAACACAGACTCGCGCACCGTCACCAGAGCCACGTAATCGGACTCAACAAGGTGGCGGGCAAAGCAGACAGAGAACTTCGCAGACGAAAGCACCTGCCGTAAGTCAGTCGCTATCAAGCGCGGCTGGAAATGTTGGCTCAGGTATGCTTAATGCCCTTGATGGCTTAGGCGCATTGTTTGGAGGAAAAGGTAAGTTCAACAGTGGCTTGACATTTGACAGGGAAACCTACGAAAAAGCAAAGCCATTGTTTAAAGCTGCATTAGCAGATTTTAAAGATGCAGGCAGCAATATTGCAGATGCAATGCGGACCGTTATTCGGATGGTTCTTGATAAGTTTGGCGCAGAAACAACTGCCAACATGAAGCCTTACGTGGTGCAATTTATCAAAGACGTTCGATCTGGCGCAGAAGTGGTTGGTCAAGACCCTATAAGCGACATTGAAACATCTACAGTCACGCATATCACAGCTAAAGGCAAAGAGATTAAGGGCGTGATTCGCACTGACCTTACGCTTGACCAAGCCAAATCCATAGACCCGTACACATTTAAAAAGGATGGTGGCTTTTTTATCCGTGCGAAGCACTTGGATGCGCTCAATGCAGCCTTCCCGCCTGCCAGCGTGACCGTCGATGTGAAGCCCTCGTTATCCAATGTTGCAGGCCGTGTGCTGGTTTCCAAAGCTGTTGCCGACCATCTGATGGGCGATAACAACTTTGCAACCATCATTCAAGCCAGACAGTTCATTACGGCTTTAACGGGCGAGAAAATTGAAGCAGGCACAGAGTCGGCCAAACGTGCCGATGAAGCGATAGAACTTGGCGGCGTTATAGCTGCGCGTGAGATTGTTGCAGGCGCAAGAAAAGCCGGACGATCTGATGCTGTGATTTTTGACCGCCTGCTGAATATCAGTAATCTCATGCCCGGCCTGAATGTGCGCGACTCGGAGAGTTTGCGAGAACAGGCTTACAGCACACCTTTACCTTTGGCTTTTATAGCATCCCGACTGGCAAAAGTAAGTGCAGACAAGCTAGTGGGCGAACCTACAGCGGGTAATGGCGCTTTGGTGATGGAAGCCAACCCCAAAACAGCGGTAGTGAATGAGTTGAACGTAAATCGCTTAGAGGCTTTGAAGTCCACTGGATTCAATCCTAGCAATAATGATGCAGCGACTATGCAGTTCGAGCCTAATACGCTGGACTCTATGGTGATGAACCCGCCATTCGGGAGCGTTAAGCAATCGGACGGAGCTTTGACACGATGGGTTATCAACGGCGTTCCTACGACGCAGGTAGACCACGCTATCGTGATGAATTCACTCGAAGCGCTGAAGAATGACGGTAACGCGGTGTTGATTATTGGCGGCACATTGGCACGCAACAATACGGAAGAAGCAAAACAGCACTACCGCAATAACACTAAATTCTTTTCTAATCTTTACGCGAACTATAACGTGGTTGACCATTTCAGCGTAGACGGTAAACTGTATGGGCAGCAGGGCGCATCGTATCCAGTGGATGTGATTGTGATACGTGGGCGGCTGCAAGGTAATGAGGCTAGTGCGCGTGCTTTACCGCAGGCTGAACTACCTCAGAACGTTGATACATGGGAACAACTCAAGGAGAAATTGAATGAACAAAATAGCGTGGTCCCCCCGAAGCAACCCAGTATTGGGGGCGATACTGTTAACGAAGGGGCAGCGCCTAGAACGGGACCTGTACCTCTGGATGCTATCCGACCGCCTAACCAAACTGGCACAGGAGGAACCGGAGGAAGTGGAGCAGGCATCCGACCTGCTGATGGAAGCGGGATTACTGAATCAACCGATAGACCCGACGGAGCCAGTGGGGAAACAGATGCTACTGTACAACGAAGAAATGACCATGCATCTGTCCCACATGGGCGTACCGGGGGAAATGCTACCCAACAGCGTGGAGGACGGCGACCCGGTAGCAATGGAAGCCGTACTGAACACAAGTCTGCTGGAGTGGGCGATGGAAGCAGTAGCGACAATGGACTAACAAAGCAGGATAACGGAGAGGTTCCGCTTCAAGTTCCGTATGAGAATTTCTCCGGCAACAAGTCGGTTAATACGCTGGTTGCAACTAATCACCTGAGCGCCATCAAGAATGCGTTTGAGCGCCTGATGCGCCGCTTGGGCATTAGCAGTATTGATGACTATGTACGCAAGGAGTTGCAGTACGACCCTGAGTTGTTCGAGGCTTCATTCTCTGCTGAACAGGTAGAAGCTCTGGCATTAGCCATTGACAACATAAAGCGCGGCAAAGGCTTCATAATTGGCGATCAAACCGGGATCGGCAAAGGCCGGGTAGTTGCCGCCATGATTCGTTATGCCAAGCTGAACGGCAAAATGCCAGTGTTTGTTACGCAAATGCCCGATCTTTTTGGCGACATGATGCGTGACTTGAATGACATTGGCATGGGTAGCATCAAGCCATTGATGACCAATAACGGCGCATCCGTGCCTCTTGATGCAGAGGCGTTAGAGTGGTACAGCGAGAAGCAAGGCATTCAATCGCGGATTGCCGAACTTCAGGAGGAAGTTGATCGACTTGCCTTTGATGAAATGGGCGATGTTTTGACGACCGCTACCGAAGCGGCACGCTTAAAAGCCATTAGAAATGCAGCCAAGAAAAGTACGGATAGCGAAATAGTATCGCTGCTAGAGGAAATCGCAGACTTACGCGATGAAATTCCAGCACGGCGCGGTAAATTCTTGGATACACCCGCTATCGGAATCCATGAGGCCGCCCTTGCTTCAATGGTGAATAAGCGATCCATTGGCGACCACGATGTTATTTTTACGACCTACAGCCAACTTGCCGCCCTTGATTCTGGAGAGCCAAGGACGCTGAAAGATGGCTCTAAAACAGCACAGAAAGCACCTGAATTTGGCTTTCGTAATGAATTCCTAGACCATTTTGTTGACAAGAACGCCATGCTGATTCTGGATGAATCGCACAATGCGGGCGTGCTTGATGCCAATCCACGATCTGTGAAACTTGGCAATCGTGTACGGAGATTGATTGAAAAAGCAGGCAGTGTGTTCTATTCGTCAGCCACTTTTGCCAAGAACACCGGCATGATGGATGCCTACAACAAAACAGACTTAGGCGTAGCCTTTCAAAATCCAGCGGCGATTACATCCGTTATCAACAGCGTGCCTATGCAGCAAGTGGCATCGGCCATGCTGGTTGAGGCCGGGCAGTATTTGCGGCGTGAACGTTCCTTTGCGGGTATTGATTACGAAACCAAAGACGTTGAAGTGAGTAAAGAGGACTCAGAGGATTTGGCTACTTCAATGCGCTTGATGGTTGCATTTGATGCGGCCAAAAAGGATGCAATTGATGACATTCAAGATGATTTAGACAGAAGCGGGGCGGTGATTTCAGCATCGGGTGGCGGCGGCTCACAGGCTTCGGTGGATTCTGTTAACTTTACCTCAGTAATGCATAACGTTGTGAATACGTTTTTGTTGGCGCTTAAAGCTGATGCTACCGCACAGATGGCTATTGATGCGCTTTCAAGGGGTGAAAAACCCATTATTACCGTTGCAAATACGATGGAAACTTTCATCACGGAGTATGCAAAAGATACAGGTGTCGGCATAGGCGAAGCTTTCGACGCTACCTATGCGGATGTGCTGCGCAAGTATCTGGAAAAAACCCGTTATGCAAAAATCAAATTGCCAAGCGGTCAGGAAGAAAGAGTGTATTTGTCGGACGAGCAGCTTGGTGATTATGGGGTGGATGCGTATAACGAAGCCCTAGACTTCATTGACAGCCTGAATCTGGAAGTGCCTATTTCACCCATCGACCACATCAAGCAAAAGGTTGAAGATGCAGGCTATACCATTGGTGAAATTACTGGCCGTCAGACGGTTCTGGTAGATGGCAAATTGCGCCAGCGCAATAAGGCCGAACAGAAAACGGCGGGTAAGAAAAACACGATTTCCAAGTTTAACAATGGCGGCTTGGATGCGCTGATTATCAATCGCTCTGGCTCAACCGGCTTGTCTATGCACGCTTCGGAGAAATTCGACGACCAACGCAGGCGCGTTATGGTTATCGGGCAGGCAGAGCTTGATATTAACAACCATATGCAGATGTTAGGGCGAATAAACCGCACAGGGCAGGTTACAGAAGGCCCATTTGATGATGACGCGCCAGTGCGTAAAGCAAGTTTTGCTTCGCGTGCGCGTGCTAAACGGTCGAAGGTGGAACGGCTGAACACGTTAAGACAGGATGCTAATGCGAATGTGTTTGGTGGGCTTACTACCGTGGAGAAAATGTCACGCTGGGCTAGGCGTGCCGTAGGCGAATTTAATCTTGCGAACTTGCCAAGCATACCCGCCGCTGTAGAAACCGATAAACAGCGGTTCTACAAGGGTAAGCCTGCATCGTATGGTTTGCCGCATTACTACCAAATGACCGCTGACGTTCCGATTGAACTACGGCCTGCCGCAGTCTTGGCTAACAAGATGGCTGCACTTAATGCCAATACAACAGCCGGGCGTAAGAGCGCCGTTCAAGCTGGTTCGCTCGACTTCATGAACAAGTATGGTGATCGTGTTGCTGCTGATTTTCTATTGAGTAACTGGGCGATTAACGGGAAGTTGGGTAGCCCTTTGTATGTAAGCCCGACTGGTGAGTATGACAGCGCAAACATGATGACGCGGTTAACTGGCCGCATTGGGTTAATGGCGCTTGCAGATCAGACGGCAATTTACGATGTGCTTACAAAAGAGTATGGCGAACTCATTGCGCAATTGGATGCTTTAGGTCAGAACGATTTAGAAGCAAAGACCTATCCACTGGATGCAAGAACTATCAGCACAACGGTCGTAATCGAGAAAAGTGGCGACGATAGCCCTTTCACAAGCGCTGTTAATGCCGTAGTTGTTGATGTGAAGAAGCTAGGCAAGCCATATTCAAAGGCACAGGCTACAGAATTGGCTCGCAAAACGCTGAATGGAAAAACACAGAATGAACATTACGATTCCGTGCTGAAGAATTACCAGACTCGCTATGATGCCGAAATTCAGACGTTAAAAGCCGTTACCAACGACACCAGTGAAACTGCTGAACGGAGGTCAGCAGCACAGCAGCGGATTACCAAGCTGGTTGCAACACGCCTGCGCTTTATGGATGTACTACCTGTTGTCGGTAAAACGTATATCTTAAAAACCGAAAACGGAAATTATTACGGCGCTGTTACGGACGTTATACAGTCAGCAAGTAGTAATTCTGTGGGCATATTAAGTGCATGGAAGGTGCGGATTGCCATTGTGGACGGCGCTAAGTCTATGACTATTCCGTTCTCGCAGATTTACATACAAGACGGTGCCAAAGTACCGGATAACGCTGTAGTCATGCAAAAAGAATCATCGATGATGGTTGTGACTGAGGATAGAACAGCCTTTGAAAGCGTGCCTATTGTGGATGCGTTTGACCGTGCGCAGACTAGCAGAAGGGAAAACCGCATCATACTCACTGGCAACCTTCTGCGCGCTACGGGTACAAGTTTAGGTGGGCGCTTGCTGAACTACACGGATACCGAAGGCGTGGTACAGCAGGGCGTTATGCTGGATGCAGCGGCAACAATGGCGACTGTGGAGAGTAGCTTTGTACCAGAACTTACCACTATAGAGTCTGTTCGAGCGGTTATTAACGGCGGTGGTGACGTTATAGATAAAGCAAAGGCTGGCGCTGGGTTGAAGATCAGGATGGCAAGAAATGGTGGTGTTGATATTTATCTATCAGGACCAACCGGAAAGAGCTTCGTTAAATCCTATAACGCGCTGAATTTTACATCTGCTGGCACGTTCATGAAGGCGCATATTTCTCCGTATTCCGATGATCCAACGAAAGAACTCCAAGCGTTTTTGAACGTTGCAAGGCAGAAGTTCCAACTTATCCCTGATGCAGCCACAGTAGCGGAAATGAAGGCGGCGGCTAAGGCGGCTAAAGATGTTCGCTTTTCGCGCAAACCCGCCCAAACTGAAACCGAAGCATTCAAAAAATGGTTTGGTGATAGCAAAGTGGTGGACGAAAACGGTAAGCCACTAGTGGTTTATCACGGTGCGAAGCAAGATATTGCAGATGGTATCTTCCGAATGGAAAAAGGTATGCTTGGTACTGGAGCATACTTCACCAGCAACCCGCAGGAAGCGGAATTCTATACGTCCAATGCCGTGTGGCGTACAGAACCCAACATAATACCATCATACATCACCATCAATAATCCGTATTACGCAAAGGATAAGTGGGACAAGGGCGCATTGAAGGCAAAGGATAGTGGACATGATGGCGTAATATTGTTATCTCCGGGTGGCAAGAGCATTGAGTGGGCGATACCGTTCTCCCCCACTCAAGTTAAATCTTCAATCGGCAACAACGGCAATTTTGATGCGACTAATCCCGATATTCGCATGAGCCGTGGCAACTTCTTCTACAGCGCATTGACCAAGAGCGTGCAAGGCTTTCAAGCCAAGCAAATGATGGCTGGCGCTTGGGAGTTGCAGCTACAGGGCTTGGTGAAAAAAGGCGCTATCAAACAGGCTGAACTGGAATGGTCGGGCTTGTCTGATTGGCTGAAACTGCAAGATGGCAAAGTTACCAAAGAGCAGGTTCTGGGGTTTCTGGATGCCAACGGGGTGCAGGTTGAGGAAGTGGTGCTTTCTAACGAGCCAGAACTTGATGCTAATGGGGAGCGACAAGAAGACATTTTTGGAGATACGCTGCTTGCTGGGAAGCCGCCCAAATACAGCCAATACCAACTCCCCGGCGGTGAAAACTACCGTGAGGTGTTGCTGACGTTGCCGGTCAATATTGATACATCTGGTTACAAGGTTACAGGCTCTGGCAATCAGTGGTATTTGCGTGGCGCTGATAACAAAATTATTGAGGCATTTGGCTCTGAGGAATCTGCGCTTTCCAAAATATCTAACCGTGCGGCATCTCGACAAAGCGGTGCTTACCAATCAAAGCATTGGGAACAACCCAACGTCTTAGCCCATATTCGTTTGAATGACCGCGTAGATGCTGACGGTAAGCGTGTACTGTTCATAGAAGAAGTGCAGTCGGATTGGGGGCAGGGGGGGCATAAGTTCGGGTTTAAAGGTGTTATTCCCAATAATGTGCTAGAGGCGGCAATTAAAGGCGGCATGGATGAAGCGCAAGCGCGTAGCGACATTAGCGCATTGTTGGAAAATCCAATAGGCACAGATGCACGCGAAACTGGACCGATGTGGGGCAGGCTGAATGCAGCTACAAACGGATCAGGTATTGACTTGAATGAGGAATTTCACGACAAGCGAGAAGATAAAACACCCCTCGCACCCTTCGTTACTACAACCGATGGCTGGCTCAATCTCGCATTGAAGCGCATCATAAAAATGGCGGTTGATGAAGGCTACGACAAAGTAGCGTTTGTCAATGGCGATCAAAGTGCTGATCGGTATGACTTGAGTAAGCAAATTGATAAACTTGTGTACATCAAGAATAATGACGGAACTTATCGACTGGTCGCAGACCATAAAGGGAGTTCCCATTTGATTGGGGAATCTCTTAGCGTAAGTCAGATTGAGGAAAAAGTAGGTAAAGAAATCGCTCAAAAAATCGTCAAAAACCAAGGTCGTGAGACAAAGGTGACGCACTATGGGTCTGGTAAACCTATGCCAAGTAACTACGAGCTTTCTGGCCTTGACCTCAAAGTAGGCGGCGAAGGCATGAAAGCCTTTTACGACAAGATTGTGCCGAATACGGTCAATGCTTTGTTGAAAAAGGTCGGCGGCGGGAAGGTTGAGACAGTTCATCTTGGTAGAAAACTGAAAACACTTACAAGACAAGGGGAATACAAAGTAGTAGATCAGAATGGTTTGTTATGGGAGACAGCGCGATATATGGCTGATGCGCAGAAATATGTTGACTCAATGAAGGGGAAGGTCGACCTTCACATTGAAGAAACGCCAGCGTCATACGATCTTACAAATCCTCAACCCGGCTTCACCATCACCCCTGCCATGCACGAAGCGGCAAGCAATGGTTTGCCGCTTTTCTCAAAAGGTAGCCAAGTTACGGGTATGCCACTGGTCAAAGTACGTGAGATTGTTGACGTTATTCGTTCAACATGGAAAAACTCACCGGACGTAGTGGTTGCAGCAACTATGAACGACCCGATCATTCCGCAGGCTGTCCGTGATGCTGACCGCTTGCAAATGTCTAAGGGCACAAACGCCGCTGAAGGCTTTGTTTACGATGGTAAGGTGTATGTGGTGGCTTCGTCATTAGGCACGCCACAGGACGTTGTACGGGTCTTATTTCATGAGTCGCTTGGTCACATGGGTTTGCGTGGCGTGTATGGCAATTCTTTGAAGCAGGTGTTGAATCAGGTGATTCTTGCCCGTCGCAAAGAGGTTATTGCTAAGGCGAAACAATACGGCTTAGACCCAAGCAACCATGATGATCTGCTGGAAGCAGCCGAGGAAGTGTTAGCGGAAATGGCGCAGTCACGGCCTGAGTTGGGCTTTGTTCGTCAAGCTATTGCAGCTATCCGTAATTTCTTGCGCACCCATGTGCCGATGTTCAAGGAAATGGAAGTTTCGGACGCTGACATTGTTCAGGCGTTTATCTTGCCTGCCAGACGCTTTGTTGAAAATGGCGGCGGGGGTGGTGGCGGTTTACGCTTTAGCCGCGAGAGCAAACCGCAGCTACTCGCACCCAACGGTAAACCATCGAAGCTATCCGAAGGTCAATGGCATCAAGTCCGTACACCTCAGTTCAAGGCTTGGTTTGGGGATTGGGAGAATGATGCCGCTAATGCTTCTAAAGCCGTTGACCCTGAAACCGGCGAGCCGATGGTTGTTTATCATGGGACGATTGAGGATTTCTCAGTATTTGACAGCAAAAAAAGCCGCGAAGATGGTGATTTATTTGTTACACCTTCGAGCCGTTTGGCGAACGAATTTGCCATTTATAGAACAGTATGGAATGGCGCAAACGTGATGCCGTTGTTTGCAAAAGCAGACAACATCCTTGTTGTTGATGGCAACTACAAAGCAATCAGAGATGTTGAACGAAACACTAGGCTAGAAGGAATGACCGAGGGCGAAAGTGTCCGTGACTTTGCACGCAAGCGTAATTATGATGGCATTCTGTTTACCAACGTCATTGATCACGTAGGGCCAAATTTTGTACCTGCTGCTGATATTCTTGCTCTTTTCCCAACGGCTCAAGTCAAATCCGCAATAGGCAATAACGGCGATTTTGACGGCAAAAACCCTGACATTCGCTTTAGCCGTACTCCACTGGCTAATGCTAATTTCAGCGTTGGTGCGCAGCGCACATTGCAAAATAGCATAATGAACCGGCTTAATGACCTGCGGCGCTCATCGGGTAAGGTAGGCTACTGGAATAAATCAGTAGGCACGCAGTACCATCTTTCAGAGAGCAACAGCGAATACAAGAGGACATTCGATGCTGTGCAAAGATTCATATCTGACACCTCGATTTTTGCCAACAAAGCGGCTGATCTGGCTCCTACCATGCTGCCAAAGTTGGAAAAACTAAAAGACTTTGTGAAGAAAGCGCTGCCTGCCAGTGATGTTAAAGCTGTAAGCAATGCTGTATTTGGCGGTACGCTGTATTGGGCGCGTGATAAATCAGGCAACTTAGTGCCGCATGATGACTTGCTCAATGCAGCAGCCAAAATGTCTATTCACGACAAGGCCGATGCTTTGATGCGTTACAAAAAAATATCGCCCAATGTGTTGAAAATGTGGCAAGGTATGACAATAGAGCAGTACGAGAGCCTTGTCGGTTCTAAGTATGAAAAAGAAATGCTACCCGCTGGTGTTGTTTTCACGCCTGATGAATTACGCAAGCAATTCGGAATGACTGGTGAATTACAGCAAGACGGTAGTTATACCGGGCAGATTGGCCTTTATCAAGAGTTTCGCAAAGCCACCAATGAGAGCCTAACCGACTTAGCTTTGTCCGAGATGGTGCGCATGGGTAGTGCCGACCTGTATCCAATCAGCGACATAATAATGGAGCATGGTGATGTTGAAAAAGCGGCTGACGATATTGCTCAATACCTTGAGTCAATGAAGCAATTAAAACCAGAGCGCGAAGCAGCCCTTAGCGACACCATTGAGAAAGTACAGGCTCTAGCTGACCGTGCTTTGGACTTAATGAATCGCGGTTACGCTCCACTGATGCGTTTTGGTAAGTATGCGGTGTATGCCAAAGGTGCAAATGGTGAGCAGCTATTCTTCGGTATGTACGAATCGCAACGCGAAGCAAACTGGGCTGAAACCGCTTTGCGTAAGAACCTCCCCGATGCGGAAATTAGCAGCGGCATTATGTCTCAGGAGCAGCACAAGCTATTTCAAGGCGTTACCCCTGAAACGCTGGCCTTGTTTGGCGATGCAATGGGGCTGGATTCCGATTCGGAAAAAGCCGCTATTTACCAAGAGTTTGTTAAATTGGTTGCAGACTCAAGATCGACCATGCGCCGTATGCTGAACCGTAAAGGTATCGCAGGTTACAGTGAAGATGCTACCCGCGTACTTGCTGGCTTCATTACCAGCAATTCACGCAAAACAGCATCCAACTTGAACAACTACGAGATTAGCAAGTCAGTTCAAGACATCAAAGCCGGTGACGTACAAGACGAAGCGATCAAGCTCAAGAACTATGTGCAGAATCCAGAGGAAGAAGCGCAATGGATACGTGGCGTTTTGTTCACGCAGTACATCGGCGGCTCTATTGCTTCTGCAATGGTCAACTTGACGCAATCACTGACCATGACATTCCCGTATCTGAGCCAGTTTACGACTGTTGCAGATGCTGGCGCACGTATGGCTAGTGCTGCAAAGATGGCTGGCTCTGGTAAAGGTATTGATGCCGAGTTGAAAGCAGCACTGAAACGCGCCGAGGATGATGGCGTGGTAGCTCCGCAAGAGATACATCAGCTTATGGCGCACGCCCAAGGCAATGGCGGTCTTAAATCCGGTGATGGAACCCGCATGGGCGATGCTATGGCTATGGGTGGTAATGCTCTAAGCAGGGCGGCTTTAGCGTGGGGCAGTATGTTCAGCGCAGCCGAAGTGTTTAACCGCAATGCTGCATTTATTGCCGCCTATCAGTTGGCCAAGGATAAAAATGCTGCTTATCAACTAGCTTTTGCAAACGATCCAAATACCACAGCAAAGAATCTTGGTGATCCGTTTGCTTTTGCTGAGAAAACCGTCAAAGAAACACAAGGTATCTACAATAAAGGAAACAAACCAGCATGGGCGCGTGGTTGGGTAGGTAGCGTATTGTTTACCTTTAAGCAATTCTCGATTAGCTATGTTGAGTTTTTGCAGCGTATGTACGCTAATGACGGGCGCAACGGACAAGAGGGCAAAAAGGCAATGTGGCTTGCTCTTGGTGTGCTGGTGTTCACAGCCGGTATCTCTGGCTTGCCCGGTGCTGATGACTTGGATGATGTGATTGATGCAATAGCGCAGGCAAGGGGCTACAACTTCTCTACTGACCAATGGAAACAAGAAGTAGTAGAAAAGCTGGGTAGCCCCGCAGCAGCACAATTCGTATTACATGGGTTCTCTGGTCTGCCCGGTATCCCGATTGATTTGTCTGGCCGTATGGGTCTTGGAAACCTGTGGCCGGGTACTGGTTTCTTCCTACGCAAAGATGACCATACCAGAGATGTTCAGGAGATGTTCGGACCAATCTCCGATTTGCTTTCACGCACTTTCAATGCTGGCGGTGAGGTATTTCGCGGCAACGTGTTAGATGCAGCCAAGGAAATATCGCCTGTAGCTGCCCGAAATGTAGTTAAAGGCGTGGATATGCTGAATACCGGTATGTACCGTGATGCCGGAGGCAGCAAAGTTATCGAAACCGATACCGCCGATGCAATATTTAAGATGGGTGGATTCCAACCGCAGCACGTTGCGCAAGATCAGAAATCAACATTCGCTGTGCAAAAAATGTCTGCCACTTTCAGAATGGTTAAGAGCGAGATTGTTGATGAGTTCGCCATGGGTCGATTCGAGCGCGATCAATCCAAGATTGATGCAGCAAGCAAGCGCCTGCAACGGTGGAATGAGAAAAATCCATCTATGCCGATGGAGATTACTGTCCAGCAGGTCAATAGCAAGGTTCAAAACATGAACAAGACTAAGGCGCAGCGTATGATTGCTGCCGCACCCAAGGAGGTGAAAGCGGCAGTTCGCAGGGAGTTGGCAGAGCAATAGGTCAAGATAATTGAGCAGGGATTTGGGTTTGAATCCCTACTCAGTACATCTGGCAAGTAGGCAGTTTAGTGGGTAGAATTTACCTACTTTTGCTTGTAAGTTGTTGATTTTGCTTAAAATGTGAATCCCGCCTTCTCCGCCAGATGTAACCCGCAATAGGCAACTGTTGCGGGTTTTTTCTTACCTTTTCCCAGTAAAAGCATATACTTACGGTCATTACAGCCTTTTGTTGTAATTTATTTCAAAGTGTTTCCGACCATCCCCCACGCAAGTCTGTAGGCATGGCTGTAGTCACTTTGATAAACCGGAAGTACGATGCCTACAAACAATCTGACGGACTCTAAATGCAAGTCGGCCAAGCCCAAAGAGAAGGGCTACAAGCTCTTTGACGGGCATGGCCTATACCTCATGGTTGCACCATCTGGCGGTAAGTTGTGGCGGTTTACCTACAGATTAAATGGGAAAGCGCAGACAGTGAGTATGGGCGCTTACCCGCTGCTATCTCTTGCTGATGCCAGAGCGAAGCGGGAAGAAATACGGCTGGCGCTGCTAAAGGGTGAATCGCTAGTCCCTGTTAAGAAAAAAGACCAGATCACGCTTGCTAAGGCTTGCGATGACTACTGGGAAGGGCGTAAAGACATAACCGATGCCTACAGGATGAACGCCATCAATGCGCTACGTTCCCATGTGCTGCACAAGCTGGGCACCCGTCCGATAGCAACCATTACCCGCGCTGATGTGATGGATGTGCTGATGGTGATGGATGCCGCAGGGCTGAGTGTGTATGTGCGCAAAGTACGCATTTGGTTAAGCCATGTGTTTGATTGGGCGGTAGAGCATGAGCATTGCACGATCAACCCTTGCAGCCTGATTGACCCGAAGAAAGCGTTTTCAGCGGCTAAGGTCGAGTCGTTTGCTGCGTTGGAGTTGGGCGAGGTGCATGAATTCATGCGAAGGCTGGATTTTGAGGGGGTGATTTTGTCGGCTATGGCGTGCCGTGTGCTGGCGTTGACATGGGTGAGAACCCAAGAACTCAGGCTAATGGAGTGGTCGGAGATTGACGGTGATGTGTGGCGCATACCCGCTGGCAAGATGAAGCGGCGTAAAGATCACATGGTTCCACTTCCCAAGCAGGCGATTGAACTGCTGGAGAACTTGCGGGCGCGAAGCAAGGGCAGTAAGTATGTTTTCCCGAATGACCGTAGGCTAGACCGGCCTATGTCGGAAAATGCGGTGCTGTATTTGATTGGGCGTATGGGGTACGGTAAGCGCATGACGGGTCACGGCTTCCGTACTGTGGCATCTACATGGGCAAACGAGAACGGGTTTAAATCTGATGCGATTGAACGGCAGTTAGCCCACACACCAGAGAATAAGGTTCGGTCAGTGTATAACCGTGCTGAATTTATGGATGATCGGCGTAAGGTGGTGCAGGCTTACGCCGATTGGTTGATGGGGTATAAGTTGCCCAAGTGACGGGCTTTATGACGGTTAGGGATAAAGCTAAGAAATTCCCTTTTTCTCCCTTTCACTCCCTTGTTTTCCCTAACTAGGGTGAAACATACCCCGTTCTTGATTTAATAACATAGCAAACTATTGTTTTTATTATGATTTTTAAAATTTTCCGTTTTCAAATGAAGTAAAAATTAGCCCGGATAGGCCGGATAGCGGACGGATAGCGGACGAATAGGCCAGATAGCGGACGAATAGGCCAGATAGCGGACGAATAGGCCAGATAGGATGAAACATACCCCGGGGTTCGCCCGTTAAACCCCGGGGTTTAAACTGATAACCCCGGGGTTCGCCCGTTAAGCGGCCGTTTCCAGCAACCGCACGATGATGTCGGTGGCGTTGCAATCCTGCTCGATCGCTGCAAGCCTCAGCTTCTTGTGCAGATCTTCCCGTAGGTTGATTGTTAGCCGCCGATAGCCTTCAGGTGCAAAGAATGCCCGTTTTTCAGCCGCCTGTTTTGCTGGTGTTGCTTCAGGAACCGCGCCAACTCTAAGCAGGGCGGCTTTAGCGTGGGGCAGTATGTTCAGCGCAGCCGAAGCAGCGAATGCTAGGGCAGTATCTGTCTTGGATTTATTGGCCAGTGTCGGCTTGGCCGGGGTGGTGGTTTTGCTCATGCTTTTTTCCTCAATAGTTTTTGAACTTCCTCAGTCAGGAACCGGGTGATTGCTTCACTTCTTTCCGGCAAGTAGTCCCGCTTTTACAAGTGTGGCGCGATGCCAATAGCGTATTTTTTGGGAAATACGCACATCAGGCTCTGGTACTGTCCCGTTTTTGATTTTGCGGCTTAATGTGTCCATGTGCTGCGCACCTATGAGGCGCAACACATCGGCGGGGTAGTATGGTATTTCGTAGTTCATGCTGCCTGCTCCTGTTGGTTTAAAATATCATTCACATAGGGCAATACAGTCTCACTCCATTTCACCTGCTGAATCATTGCACCACTTCCGTGTCGTTTTCCAGTGTCCAGAACCCGGCAATACTTTTCACCTGCTGGCGTGGGTTGCCAGTGTTCGCCCAGCTTGGTTTGTAATCCAGCTTCGGTAAGCATTGTGTTGAACCCACGGCCACTAACCGCAATGCGCGTGCCTAATTCCGTAGGCGTGTAATACAACTCTTGCTTTTCGGCTTCAAGGTGGGTTTGCCCTAGCAATTGCAAGACGTTTGCGCCGGTGATTTTCGCTACCGCTTGGTTAGCGCTGATAGCTGCCACGTTTTTATCCAAGCCGATAAGCCGAGCAATGCCGTACATGGCGCGAAACTCTTTGCTTGGCTGAATCAGCGAGGGCTTTGCGGCTGGCTCGATCTTTGTGTAGCCACCAGTTTTGCGTATGCTTGGCAAAACCTCTGCCGTGACCCATCGTTTGAATCGCTTGGCTTCGGGTTTTTTGCTTCCAAGAATCAGTGAGTACAAGCCGGATTCATTGATGTGATTGGCTTGTTGAGTGCGTCCGAGGTTGTCGATGACCTCACGTTTCGTTAGGTCATCGCAATCAACGTGGTCGCCCACAGTTTTGTGTGAATTTGCGTAACCGAGAACGTCGCACACGTCACTGGCATTGAACCACGGTTCGCCATTGTCGCCAGTGATGACACGCAAAGAATAAGACTCAAATTGAAAAGGGATTAAGTTGCTCATGATTTTCCTAGTGGGTAGTTTGCAATTGAAAAAAGGGGATGAACTTGACGCTCACCCCCCTTCGGTGGTTTGTGTGCCAACCTGTCGGGAATTCCGACAGGTTCAAGCCGAAGGCACCCGCAGCAGCGACTAGGTGATGCTAAGCAGCGACTAGGTGGCTCCGTGTTGTTCTTTCAATTCCATTTCGATTAAAAGCTCGATGTAGTGTTTGGCCTTACGCAGATCGGCAATGCCGTCTTTGCTTCGCCAGCGGCAGATATATTTCACAACATTTCCCTCGATGAAGGGCAGGCTGTTTGCGTGGATAAACTCAATGGGCTGGATAGCCATGCTGGTGTAATGCGTGCCGTTAACTTGGTTTTTTAAGCTGTTCATTTTTGTCTCCGTTTTTGCCTGTCTAATTCAAGGGCGGTATCAATGGTGCTATCGAGGTCACTGGAAACAGTCCCCTCAAATTGAATGGCTAATATGGTTTTGCCGTTCCAATCAAAATCGGCTGCAATGTAATGCTGCTTCATCCACCTGTAACGCAAGGCTTCCAGCAGATAAACCAAAAAAAACCGGCGACCTACATTCCACCCAAGGCAGACGCAGCAACCTCCAAACGAAAGTAGAACCAATAAATCACTCATGGTCTAAATATCCCTGATGGCGTTTTGCGCTATGTACGCGCACATCGCAGCATCGCCACGACTCATTTTGCTGATGGTACGCAATGCCCTTAGCATTTCTGGTGCGGCTGCTATGAGTTGCGAATTGGCGCACGCTTCCTCCATGTCGCGGCCTTCATCAATCATGATGCAAATATCGGGCGTGTTGTCGCAAGGATGCTCGACGGTTAACCCGACTGAAATCCACGGCGCTTTGGTGTGTTTACTCTTGCTCATTTTGAAAAACTCCTGATAATTTTTGCCCCTGCCGCGTCGTTGCGTACAAACGCTTTAGGCTCGATCTTGTTGCTCGATAAGCACCTGCCGTCCTCACGGTACAGCGTGCCGGTGGTCGCTCCCATGAAGTACGTTTTACTCATGTCAATGGCGAGTCGATATTGACGCTGTAGTGATGGATCAATAGGCGCTGCAATCCGCACCTTTACGAAAACTTGTCCATCGGCGACGTAAAGCTCATCATCCGGCTTCACCCATCGTTTTTTAGCGTGCGCGTGTACCGCTGTGCAGCACCATTGCATCTC